TGACAGCAACAGGATTTGTTGTAACTCATGCCTCTACTTTAGATGAAGATCAAACGTTAGATTCAGGCGTGTTAGCAGGACCAGTAACTGTTACTGGAACACAAACTATAACAGGGACATTGGTAATAATTTAATGAGTAAGATAGAAGTAAATGCAATCGAACCACAATGCGGAACTACGTTAACACTAGGTGCTTCTGGTGATACGGTACAATTGGGAAGTGGTGCTAGTCAATCTGGTTTTGGAAGAACTGGAACAGTTAATTGGGACACTACAGCAAAGACTTCAGCATTTACTGCTGTAAGTGGTAATGGGTATTTTGTAAATACAACTTCAGGAGCTATTACAGTCACTATGCCAGCTTCACCATCAGCTGGTGATATCGTAGGTATAAAAGATTATGCAGGAACTTTTGCTACTAACAATGTAATACTTGATAGAAATGGTTCTAATTTTGATGGAGCTCCAGCTAATGCAACTTTATCAACAAATCAATTATCAGCATTTTTTGTTTATGTAGATGGGACACAAGGTTGGAAAGCAACTCAAAATGATTCAGGTCAATATGGTGCACAGTATATTGCTGCAACAGGTGGAACAGTAACTTGTTGTGGAGATTATAAGATACACACATTTACGGGACCTGGAACTTTTACAGTCACTTGTGCAGGAAATCCTGCGGGATCAAGTACAGTTGATTATCTAGTAATTGCTGGTGGTGGAGGCGGAGCAGGAGATGCAGGTGGTGGAGGCGGAGCAGGAGGATTTAGATTATCTAATTCAACTTGTATGCCAGCACCTTTAACTTCTCCTTTAGCAACTCCAACAGCTTTACCAGTTACAGCTCAAGGTTACCCAATAACAGTAGGTGCAGGTGGTTCTGGTGCTACTAGTGGTAGTCCTGCTCCAGCAGGATGTGCTGGTTCAAATTCAGTTTTCTCAACAATAACATCAGCTGCTGGTGGTGGTGGCGCTTCTTCAGGAGGAAGTGCTGCAGGTCCAGGTGGATCTGGTGGAGGCGGTAGAGGTAGTAATCCAATAGGTGGAACAGGTAATACACCTCCTGTAAGTCCTCCTCAAGGTCAACCTGGTGGTAATGGTCCAGCAGGTGGAGGTGGTGGTGGTGGAGCAGTATGTGCAGGAACTCCTGCAGGTCCAAGTTCTCCAACTCCAGGAGGTGCTGGTGGAACAGGTTCTTTTGCAGTATCTTCAGGTTTTGCAGGTTGTAATGGAACAACAGGTCCAGTTTGTGGTGCTAGATATTTTGCTGGCGGTGGTGGTGGAGGTGGTGATCAATGTGGTGTATCTGGTGGAACAGGTGGAACAGGTGGTGGAGGTGCAGGAGCAGGTAGACCAGCTCCAAGTCCAGCTACTGCTGGAACTACAAACACTGGTGGTGGAGGTGGTGGAGGAGGTGTTCCTTTTCCAAGTAGTTTAGGTGGCGCAGGTGGCAGTGGTATAGTAATAATAAGGTATAAATATCAATAATTATGGCAAGTACAATTAAAGTAAACAATATTCAAAATCAATGCGGTGCTAACATCGCTAACAAATGTGGAACAACCATTACACTTGGTGCAAGTGGCGATACCATTACTCTTGCATGTGGTGCAAGTCAATCAGGATTCGGTAGAACTGGAACAGTAGACTGGAACACAACTGCAATTACAGCCGATCCAGCTAATGCAGTTTCAGGAACAGGATATTTTGCAAATACAACTTCTGCAGCTTTTACAATTACGCTACCTACTTCTCCAAGTGCTGGAGATATAGTGGCTGTAAGAGATTATGCTCAAACTTTTGCAACAAATAATTTAACTATTGGTAGAAATTCACAACCTATAGATGGTCAAACTTTTGATTTAGTTTTAAATACAAACGGTATATCAGTAACTTTAGTTTATGTAGATGGTACTCAAGGTTGGAAATCAGTTAATAGTAATGAAATCGTAAATGCAATTACATATGTTGCAGCAACAGGTGGAACAGAAACAACCTGTGGAGATTATAAAATTCATACATTTACAGGACCTGGAACTTTTATAGTTAGTTGTGCAGGTAGTGCTGGTGGTTCTAATACAGTAGATTATATGGTAGTAGCAGGAGGTGCTGGTGGTGGAGGTGCTGAAGGTGGTGGTGGTGGCGGTGCTGGAGGTTTTAGAGAATCATCAGGAACAGCAAGTGGTTGTTATTCAACTAGTCCTTTAGGTTCAGGTGTGAGTGCTTTACCAGTTTTAGCAACAAGTTACCCAATTACAGTTGGAGCAGGAGGGTCTGCTGGTCCAAAAAATTGTGGATCAGGATTAAAAGGTGGTTGTGGAGCAAATTCAGTATTTTCAACAATAACATCAACTGGTGGTGGTGGAGGTGGTGGTGGTAATCCAAGTACTCCAATTCAACCAGGAAATGATGGTGGAAGTGGTGGTGGTGGTGGAGAATATAGACCTGGAGGAATAGGTTCTGGAGGTTCAGGAAATACTCCCCCTGTTAGTCCTTCTCAAGGAAATCCAGGAGGAGCAGGAAATCCTTTTGATGGTAATCCAGCAGGAGCAGGAGCTGGTGGTGGAGCAACTACGACTGGACAAGCAGGTCAACCTAGTGGTGGTGGAGATGGTGGCTTCGGAGCAACAACATCAATTACAGGATCACCTGTAGCATACGGTGGTGGAGGTGGTGGTGGAGTTTATGGACCAGGTTGTGTAGGTGCTGGAGGACCTGGTGGTGGGGGGAATGGAGGTAGAGCTTTACCTTGTTCTACACAAGTAGCAGGAACAGCTAACACTGGCGGTGGTGGTGGTGGAGCAGGAAAATCTACAAAATGTGGTGCAGCAGGTGGCTCTGGTATAGTAATAATAAGGTACAAATTTCAATAGGTAAATTATGAGTGAAGTAAAAGTAAATAAAATTAGTCCAAGAACAAATTGTGGTACAGTTCAGTTAGGAGATAGTGGTGACACTATTACTATTCCTGCTGGTGCAACAATCACGAACAATGGAACACAGACAGGTTTTGGTAGAACAGGAACAGTAGACTGGGACACTACACCTAAAACATCAAATTTTACAGCTGTAAATGGTGATGGATTTTTTGTAAATACTACTTCTGGAGCTATCACAGCAACACTACCAGCAGGAAGTGCTGGAGCTATTGTAGCTTTTGCAGATTACGCAAATACTTTTGATACAAATAATTTAACAATAGCACCTAATGGAACAGATAAAATTGGCGGAACAAATGATAATGCAACAGTTTCAACAGAGGGTGCTTCAACAACTTTTGTTTATGTAGATTCAACACAAGGTTGGAAACAAGTTAATGATGCAACTTTAAATACAATAGGTGAAAGTTTTATAACAGCAACAGGTGGTACAATTACTTGTTGTGGTGACTATAAAATACATACATTTACAGGTCCAGGAACTTTTTGTGTTTCAGCTATTTCATCACTACCAGCAAACAATGAAGTTTCTTATATAGTAGTTGGTGGTGGAGGTGCAGGTGGCAAAGCAGGATCTAGTAAAGGTGGTGGCGGAGGTGGTGCTGGTGGATTTAGAGAATCAAAATCAGGTGTAGACACTTACACTGCTTCACCTTTAGAGGGAGCAACAAATATTTCAGTAACAGCAACATCTTTTCCAATTACAGTTGGTGGTGGAGGGGCAGGTATACCAAGCTGTATTTCACCTGGGGATCAACGAGGAAACAATGGTAATACTTCAACATTTTCAACAGTTACATCTGCTGCTGGTGGCGGTGGTGGCTCAGGAGGAACTTGTGGACCAGGTTCACCAGGACACCCAGGAGGATCGGCTGGTGGCGGAGGATTTGAAGGTAGTGGAGCCAACCCTGGAGGATCAGGTAATACACCTCCAGTTAGTCCTCCTCAAGGAACTGACGGTGGTGATTCATCTCCAGGACCAAGAGGTTCATTTTTCAACAGAAATGCAGCTGGTGGAGGTGGTGCAACTGCCGCAGGAACAGTCGGTGGAGTTGATTCATCACCATTCGCTCCTACAACGCCAACATCTAGAGGTGGTGGACCAGGTGGTGCTGGTGCAACAACTTCAATTACAGGTTCGCCAGTAGCTTACGCAGGTGGCGGAGGTGGAGGTGGTGGTAACTGTCAACCAAGTGCGCCTTGGCCATTAGGTGATTCATTCGGTGCTGGTGGTTCTGGTGGAGGAGCTCCTGCAGGAAGTTATCCAGCTAAAGATGCTCCAGCAGCAACAGCCAATACTGGTGGCGGTGGCGGTGGTGGAACTGCTAACTGTGGTAACTCTGGATCAGGCGGTTCTGGTATAGTAATAATAAGGTATAAATTTCAATAGTTGATTTAAAATTAAAAAACATATATAAGGAGAAACATTATGGCACATTTTGCAAAATTAGGAGCTAACAGTAAAGTTATTCAAGTATTAACTTTGAATAATTCTGATATGTTAAACGCTGACGGAGTTGAAGACGAAGCAGTAGGTCAACAATATTTAGAACAACACAATAATTGGCCTGCACAAATGTGGATTCAAACTTCTTACAACACATCTGGCGGACAACATAAAAACGGTGGAACTCCATTTAGAGGAAACTATGCAGGTATCGGTTATACTTGGGACGAAGATGATCAAATCTTCTGGCCTAAAAAACCTTATGCTTCATGGGTAAAACATATAGAATCAGCTTCTTGGAAATCTCCAATCGGTGATGCACCTGCATTAACGGAAGAACAAATTTCACAAAACACTCCGACAGGAGATCCTCCTGCACCAACTCATCAATGGCATTATGTTTGGAATGAAGCCAATCAATCTTGGGACTTGACAGACGCATTAGCATAATTTATATCTGGTGGTGGTATGCAAAAGAAAGTATTAACAGAGCAAGCTTTATATTACGGTGATGTTGCTATGCCTAAAGGTTGGGACATTGACCGAAATAAATTATCAGGCGATATTTTACAATCATCTTTTACGAATAGAGAATTTCCATTTTCAAGAACTTGGGATATGTTGAATACATACATACGAGATCATATTGGTCTTGAGTATGGTATCAATTTAGTTAATAAAAATTCTTGGGGTGATATTTACAAACCAAATCAAACATCAAAACCATTATTAGATGTAGATCCAGTTGATCTTAGAAACTCACCAGACTTTACATTACTGTATGGTGTTAAAGTTGATAAGTGTTGGGTTCGAATACATTATGAAGATAACAGAAGAAAAGGTAGGTCTTGGGATATACCTTTGACTAATAATCAATTTATTATGTTCCCATCAACTAATATGTATTACCTAACTAACAATCAAAAGGATAGTTTAAATTTTGTACAGACAATAATTTATGAATATATCTAATTATTATTGGTATTTTAGTGGTGTTCTTACACCAAAGTTTTGTGATGATGTAATAGCTTATGCTAATCAACAAGAAGAAACAATGGCTAGAACTGGTGGTTATGGAGATAGAAAATTATCTAAAGAAGAAGTTAAAGATTTAAAAAGAAAAAGAAATTCAGATTTAGTCTGGTTAAATGATACTTGGATATATAAAGAATTACACCCATACGTTCACGAAGCAAATGCAAG